ATGTACCCATAAACCTACCTGCTATGTTGAATGGAACAACCCCACTATTCATAGCGAAGTCATATACCTTTGTGTTCCAATAGTTATATTCACCATTCAAGTTTATACCTGAATAGTAGTAAGTTAATGCAGGGTTATTAGATACACCATATCTTTTGTTGTCTTGAACACCAGGCCATACCATCACTCCATAAGGTTGAGTTGCAGCACTCGCTGGACTCATAGTTGGTCCTGTGAACCCTGAATAAACCCCGTAGTTCGTTTCATCTATGATAATGGTAGTTGTCCCTCCACTTGTATATTGAACCCCAAATATCAAACGATATTCATTAACGTGATAGATATTCTCGAATCCTACATAACCCCCGTTGAAACCATTAGAAAAACTTATGAAGTTTATAGGTAAATTATTTATCGTTGCTTGTGATGTTTCTTCATCAATATTGATTAATGAACTATTCGTTACAGATACAGCATAAGGGTCTGACTCACCAAAACCAGTGTTCGTATTGTAAATCATAGACATATTACGAGGGTTTGGTTTTACTATATTTCTAATGATTGTTTCAACATTAAAGATACAATTTCCATACTCGTTGGAGGGGATTAATAACCTTCCTATTTTACCAAACTCTTGTGTTGACCCTGTGGTATTGTTCGGACCTAGATCGTTCTTATATGGGTTCTTATAGATGTCTACAACCAATCTTATATCGGTGTATGCAGAATAACTATTTAATGCCACATTCCAAGTATGGTCGGAGTGTGTCTCCGTCACAGATAATGGGGCTTGTAATAATGTTAAATTGAAGCTCATTTTATTTCGATGGTATTTCTTTATTTAATGTTCTGATAATGAAGTTTTCAACATCGTTTCCAATCGCATTGTATAATCTCTCAAAATCATCTCTAAACTCAGCTGGAGGATTCATTAAAACATCTTCCAATGAATCATAGGCTTTATCATAAATATTGGTTCTTCTAATACCAAACTTATGTATGTTCTTTTGTATGGCGAATGCTAAAGATAATTGACTACCTTTCACAAATCGTCCTTTCTCATCTCGTCTTCGTATTCCCCTAATTTTTATCCAATCCAATAATGCTTTGATTGGAACAAACTTACCACCTTTTCTTCTACCTAAATTAACATACTTGAAATAGTCCATATACTCAACTTCAAGCATTAGTCCCTCAGGTGTTTCTTTTACCTTTGTTTTTATACTATTCAATAATTTACCTGATGCAACTTTATTCGACACACCCCTAACATTCGGGTTTCCAAAGGGGTATATTTTTGCCTTTATCTTTTGTCTATAAAAAGCTGCAAACATATTTCCTAATTGTTCGAGTTGTTCTTCAGTTAATTCCCACATAGTTTATCAGGTTGGACAGGTTCCAAATAACGACATAGCCCCGTCATTATCTATTTGGAATATTTCAGATTTATCGGTTGCTCCAAACCATAAAGAATTACCATCATATAAGTTTGCTGGTATAAAAACAGGTGTTGTGTAGATAGGTAGTCCGTAAGTTATTGCTGCTTGTTGGAATGTGGTTACTCCTGTTTGTGAAATATAAACGGTGACTGGAGTACAAGTCCCCGAACAAATATCATTAGTAGAAGCAAATCCATCAACTCCATTAGTAGTACATAAACTTAATACAGAATAGGGTAATGCTTGTGTTGGAGTTGGGGTACTAGTTGTTGTTGGGGTCGGACTTTGAGTATTTGTTGGTGTAGTAGTTGGGGTTGCAGTCGGTATGATTGGTAATATCAAATTGACAGGACAAGGACATCCACTCAAGGTATATCCCAACACATCAAACGATGATACGATTTCACCAGGTAATAACACAGGTGCTAAATTAAATTGGTGTTGATGTTCCCCGCTTAATATAGTTTCTTGACCTGTAAATATTGTTCCTAATGAACCATACGCAGTTCCTGAAATAATGTAATTACAATTTGCTGTCGCAGCATCTGTAAAGTTTGGTTGATTCCATAGTATCAACTTAAACTTGGTATTTTCTGATAATTGAACTTCAAGATACTGAGTTGTCACAGGACAAGTTGAAGTAGGTGTTTGTGTTGGTGTCGTTGTAGGTGTCTGTGTATTAGTTGGAGTATTAGTTGGTGTTGTTGTTTGAGTTGGAGTTGGTGAAACACAAGGGTCAGCAGGAAAATCATCAAATGCTGCCACACATCTATCCAAGTAAGTTTTGGTCTTGATTCTAATAGTTGCTGAATAACCACATAACAAATCCTCATATTGTTCGATGAATGGAACCATAGTCACAGCATCATCTAAATAATAGTATTCGTTGTAGTTTCCAAGTTTTTCGGTTACAGACAAACGGAACATAGATATAACATCATTCATAATCTGCAATGTATCAGACAATATGTCAGTCATATTATCCATATCTCGTTTCATAATATCTGAAACAATCAAGTTAAACTCATAGGTCATAAACCCAAACTCTTGGATTACATTTGCAGGAACAACATATAAATACGGATAGTATGGGGCTTGGTCCGATAGGTTTACTTCTTTATCTCTTCTATCAACTTGATATGAGAACTCATCCAAATCCCCAAATCCATATGAGTTAATTTGTTTGTGTCTTTGAGCTAAAAGTTGGAAGTCATCAACTATGTTTTTTAGATTGAGTCCATATATCGTTTTTGTCATTTTTGTTGTTTCATTTGTTTTTTAATCGCCTTCTCTTGTTCCGAACGTAAGTCAGAAAGGTACGAAAGATGGTTGAGACAAAGAATAAGGGGCTGACTAGTAATACTATTAACTTTCCAAACTTTGTCCTCCGAGAGTTGAGAAATCCAGATATAGTAACCCCAAAATTTTGAAAAACTATTATCACCTTTAACACCCTCGTCAACCACTTGTTCTCTGAATAGAGTTGCGAAAGACCTGACAATCCCCTTTCTAAAGTCCATAAAAAAAAAACCGCACCTTCAATATATTTCATCGGAAGTTGCTTGAACTTTTCTATGTTTTTCTTGAAGTCAGCCTCACCATACTTCTTACCTTTTTCTGTGTATAAATATGCGGCTAATTCATTTAGATTGGCTATTTTATAACTCTCGTCTTTCATAATGAAAGTGTCAATATCTACAAACTGACCGAATGTAATATTTCCAAAATCCACTAGTTCATATTCAATACCCTCAAATGTTATGTTTCCATAAACCTTTTTTGTTTCTTGACCTATGTATGACTCCAACATTTTACCACAAACCATAATAGATTGTGCGTCCCCATCTTTTACTTGCTCTGGTGTTAAGCCAGTCATCTCTGCAATCATTCTGATATACACGTCTGTTTCATCGAGTATATCTTTGAACTTCATAATGTTTTGCCATTTCTCAATGGTCAACTCTTTGAGTTCGTATTTTTTCTTGTCGTATTCTATGTACGTTCCTGCCATATATTTATAAATATAATTTTTTTATAATCGTTTTAATATACAAACACCCCTGTATTTCTATACATCTTCATTTCAAGGACATATCTGAGGGGGTCAATTAAGTGGTTATTGTCATCCACTGGTTCATCTAAGTTATTCCCATTTTTATCTGTCTTCCAAACATAACTTAATAGCTCAGTTTCTAAATTGATTGATGATTCGTGAATGAAAAAATTGCTTCTTTTAATAAGGTCAATCCCATGTAGTATGGAGTTCTTCTTTACAGGTTTTGCGTTTATACCCTGTCGTCTTAGTTCCTCTATTGCTTGGGGGTTTGCACTATCACAAATAAAATCTTCTTTGAGGTTAATACCCAAGTCCTTTATCTTATAGATGAAGTCAGGTATGGTTACATTTCTCAAGTATAATAATTCCTGACAATAGATTGACTCCCCGTTCTTATGAACTTGTATAAGTGTGGAGGGGTCAGAGTATCCCCAGTCAATACCGAAACCAAGCAATTTAGACCCCTCTGGTAAGGTCGAATATTTCTGTTGGTGTGAGAATACCATTTTGGTGGGAAGTCCTCTCTGACCTAGTCCAAAAACCCTCCAAAGGTTAGGGTCTCTATATTGTAGCTTCTCGATTTCTTGAACTTGTACTTCTGATAAAAAGGGATTGTCTTTGTAGGTGGTAATATTGTAATTTACATCAGGTTGTCCTTCAAGGTCATAAATCCACGATTTCCATAACGAGGGGTTCAAGTCCATTACTGTCAGATCTGATGTTCTTAGCATTAGTTGTATGTATTCGTCATAAGATACTTCTGTTGCTTCGTTGATAAATAAGTAATCCCTTTTCCTACCACGTAGTTTGGTTTCATCATCTACTGAGAACCACTCAATCATATTCGACCCCAACTGATAATAACCATCCACAGAGTGCCAGTTGTTTTGGTCGTATAAATCAAACTTGATTAGTATTTCCTTGAGGTCTCGTAGGACTGACCCTTTGAGTGCTGGTAATGTCTTTCTAACTATTGATAAGGTTTTGTTCTCCTCATTCAATAACTTGTATATGAAATAAATTAGGATATTGTATGTCTTTGATGCTCTCGATGACCCCTGAAATATGTTAATCCTTTTATCAGAGTTTAATAGCGTTTCGAATACGGATGTTGTTTGTATCTTCATTCTAATAACTTATCAAACCATTTATCAATATCGTAGTATCTGCTATTTGTTCCTTTGTCAGCATAACCTCCAACTATTCTTTTATCAGTTTGTTTGTTATTTGTATTACCAAAATTACCACCTGTCATATCCATAAGTGTTCCATCAAATATTGTGGATTTACTAATTACACCATCATTCAACATATCATCAGACACCAGTATATTAGCGGGGAAACGACCTTGTGAAGAACCACAAATAACAGAGTTTTTTATTTGACCGAACTTGGTATTAGAGTCCTTACCATAATCACTATCAATTCCATATTTGACCTGATGTTCTAATAAACCATCACCCTCCTCAAATGGTATTCTACAGTCATCTATCCAACTAATACCCTTGCTATACATCTATCAAATTATCAAACCATTTATCAATATCGTAGTATCTGCTGTTTGTTCCTTTGTCTCCCTTGAAATCGACATAATTTTTTTTTGTTTCTTGGAGTCCCCATCCTGATATTTTATGTAATTTCAAGTTCCCCTGACTACTGATACTACCATCATTCAACATATCATCAGACACCAGTATATTAGCGGGGAAACGACCTTGAGGAGCTTTAGGTAATAATTCTCTAACAATATTTTTTATCTCATTACCAAGATTAGTATTACTATCTTTTCTATTACCTGCATATAAGTTTTTCCATTCTTCATCAGTATAACCATCTCCATCCACAAAAGGAATACGACAATCATCTATCCAACTTATACCTTTAGAATAATTCCTGTTGTCCATTACTTATTTTTTCCTTCAACAACTTCTTGAGGTCTTGCTTTGATACATTGAACCTTTCCTCAGCGATGTCATAATACTCCTGAGTGAAGTCGATATAGATATGGTTTCTGTCTAATAACTTGCAAGCTAATCCTGTCGTTCCGCTGCCACCGAATGGGTCTAAAATCCAATCACCAGGTCTTGTAAATAAGGTGATTAAATAAGACATTAACTTTATTGGTTTGACTGTTGGATGGTTATTTTTTCTCGGTAGTAATTCTGATGATGTCGCTGTCCCATTTGCCTGATAGGAAACTTTACTATTCTTATATTGATTTGTTGCTGGTTTCTCCTCACCACTCAATCCAAAGTCCTTTTCCTTCTTTGCTGGTTTGGGGGTTTGAATAAGTGGATAGGTCATCTTGATATTATCAGGTAATGCCTCAAAGTTTAATACGTGGTCTATGTATGAACCCTCCACAAATGGTTTCATTCCAACGATGATTATTTCCCTTGAAGGTTTTGGTTGGAACCCCGCCTTTGCTCCGTCGTATTTTTTTGATAGGTCTGTTGCTGGTGCTGTGATATTAGTTATTCTATATCCATTCTCATCTATATCTTTTGAGAAGTTCTCAGCAAATGTGCCTTCGTTAATTACATTATTATCTTTTGTATTTGATACTTTATATGATGTTGTTTCTTGTGATACAACTTCTCTCTC